TGTTGAAGTCCTTCTGGTCCTGACTTTCCTTGCGCAGCATGTCGCGGATGGTGAGAGACCGCTCGTAGGCCTTTTCCACGTCCCGCTTGCGCGCGGCGTCAAGCTCGTCGTAGTACCCCTTTTCACTCTGCAGGAACTCGCGCCTGTACTGCTCTTGCGCAGTGCGGATGGCACCGAAGTCGGCTGCCGGCGTCTTCAGCGCCCCTGCAATGCCGGTTCGGTTTTGCTGCGCAGCCTGACTTGCACGGTCAGCGTTTGACTCTTCGGCCGCCACAGCCTGCCGAAGCAGCCGGACCTGCTCGCGCAAGTTTTCCTTCTGCTGCTCCACGCCCCGCTTGCCAGTCCCGCGTAGCGGCAACTCGGCCAACTCGCGCTGCACGATCTCCAGCTGTTGGCGCACAGTCTTTTCGGCGCCAACGGCCATTGCGCTTTGCCAAAAGCTGGATGCAGCCTTGGCCGCCACATTCCAGGCGCCTTCCAGAAAGCCGATCTGCTTTTTCTGACCCTCCAAGCTCTTGGTCAGCAGGTCATTTGTCAGCACAACGGCTTCGGTGGCTTTGCCTTCCTGCTCCAACTGCTGGATGCGCTTGAACTGCGCCACTGACAGGAAGTTGTAGCTCTCATTCAGGGCCGCGGCGAACTTGGCCGGCTCCTTCATTTGCGAGGCAAAAGTGCTGGCAATCTTGGTTGCGCTCTCGCCCGACAGATCCGCAATGCGCGCCGCGGCCTTGGCCTGGCTTTCGATGACGCCCACGCTGGTGCGGCCCGTGGCAGCCAGGGCCAGCGCGATTTCCCGCGCGCTACCCACCGTCTGCTGTGAGGCATCGGCAACACGGTCAGCCAATGCCACGAAGCGGTCAGTGGTCAGGCCAGCAGCGTTGCCGGTGAGCGCCAACGTGTCGCGCAGCTTTGACGCCTCACGGTTGCCCCGGAAGACCGCTGTGGCCAGCAGGCCAGCAGCAGCAGCCAATGCACCTACACCTACAGCCGCTGGCGTGATGGCCGCGCCAATGCCACGGATGGCTGGGCCAATGCCGCCGAAGCTGTCCTTGATCTGCCCGCCCTGCTGCAGCAGGATGAGCAGCGGGTTCTGGCCGCCAGCCAGCTGCGTGGCCACGTCGGTGAACTGCGCGGGCAGTTGGCGCATGGCGGCGGCCGTCTGGCGTGCGCTGATTTCGCCCACCTGGCCAATCTTGCCGATGGCCTGGGCGGCCTGGCCGCTGGCCTGGACCACGTTGCCGCTGTCCAGGCGCAGGCGGATGACGGCATCAACCATTCAATGCGCTCCCTTGCTGCGCTGCTCTGAAAACCAGTTCAGCGCCTCGGATTCCATGACCTGCAGCTGTTCGAACAGAAGCCGCCCGCGCCGCCCGCCCATGCCGGGCTTGGCGCGCGCCGGTAGAGCCGCGTGGTTCAGCGCAATGGGCCCACCTGGCCCGGTGAGCCACTGGCCGCGCACGTCCAGAAACACCTGCACCGCGGGCCACAGTTCGGCCCACACGTCCACGCCAGCAGGTTCCGGCTGCGCGGGCATCACCAGCACAAAGCCGAAGGCTGCCGCCGCCGCCTGGTCTGGCACGGCCGCGGCGGGCGGGCCTTGCAGCACCGCACGCGCGGCCGCCCTCAGTTTTTTGCGCGCGCATCCCGCAGCTGGTGGTGATAGGCGCGCACGATTTCCGCGCCGGCTGATGGGAACTGGTCCAACAGCTGGGCCAGCGCGGCCTTGCTGTAGGGCAGCGGCTGGTCATCAGGCCCGGCCACGCCTTGCCAGCCTTCCAGCACTTCGTCCAGGTATGCGGCTTCGTCCTCAGCTGTCAGCGCCTGGTCAAGCCAGGCGTTCAGGGCCCGGGTGGTCTTGTGCTTGAAGGTCATCTGCACCGGCATGGCCTTTTCCAGGCCGGGCACGCTGAGGTTCACCGCGCAGGTGAAGGTGGGGTTGGCGATGATCTTGAACATGCGGCGCGGCCCTGGGGTCAGCGCGCCACGATGCGCAGTTCGTCATTGCCCGCGCTGGGCACCATGCGCAGCTGGTAGGCGTGCAGGGCGCTGCCGTTCAGGTCTTCCACGCTGGGGTTGATGCGCTGCACCACCGGGCTGTACACGGCCACGATGTTGCCGGCCACGGTGCCGTGGGTGAAGCCCAGGCCGGTGGTGGTGTTGGCCAGCACGTCGGTCATGAAGGTGACGGCCTGCGCGGCAGACAGGTCCAGACTGATGGCGCCAGTGACTTCGCGGTTGGTGAGCTCCACGCTTTCCGCGCCCACCAGGGGCTGGAACACCAGGGCGTTGCCCACGTCCACCTGCAGGCCCTTGCTGGTGTACGCCGTGCCGCCGCTGATGACGCCGGTGCCGGCGGTGTAGGTCAGGCTGCCCAGCACGATGTCCGCGCTGTTGGTGTCGGTGACCACCTGCGGCGTCTTCCAGGCGGTGAGCGTGGGCGAAGGGTTGGCACCCGTGGCCAGGCCGCCGTTCTTGCCGATGAAGCGGAACTTGAATTCCGGCCGCTCGCCTGCGCCCATGCCCAGGGTGAAGGTGCCGCGTGCGCCCAGCAGCTTGTGGACCTGGCCGTCCAGGTAGTAGTAGATGGAGAGGCTGGTGTTGGTGCCGAAGGCGCTGACGGGAAGGTAGTCCACGCTGGCGGCCGCCACGGTTTCACCGAAGCCGCAGGCCTTGAGCAGCTTGCCCCAGGCCGGCGGCGTGGTGGCGGTGCCGCTGCCGGCGGCTTCCACGGTGAAGCTGACTTCCACGTAGTTGGTGCCCACCAGCTGTTCACTGCCGCCCAGGTAGCCGCGCACGAAGTTGCGGGCCACGTTGTTGGCCACCAGCGGGTTCACGGTGGGGTCACTGACCAGCAGCGCGTCAGCGCCACCGGTGGGCACAGAGTCTGTGCCGTAGGTGGGTTCCAGCTTGGCCAGGATGAGTGTGTTGCGGGTGATGCGTGCCATGGTGGGCCTTTGGGGTGTGGGTGTGCCGGCTACGCTTGCAGCGAACCGGCTGACGTGTTGTGTTGCACCGGGTAGGTGCCGGTGCAGGCGCCCATGCGCGTGTCGGCCTGGGCGCTGTCTTGGCGGATGCGGGGTTCGGCCACGTCCACCACCGCACCGCCCAGGGTGCGGTCTTCCATGAGGCGGGCGTAGACGCGGGCGTGCAGTTCGCGGCTGGCGCGGCCGGCGTTGCTGCGGCCGTCTTTCTGCACGTGGCAGTTGATGGCCACGCGGCTGCGCCAGGTGACGCGGTTGGTGTATTGCTCCAGCGGGTCGCTGTCCACCAGGGACACGATGACGGCTTCGCGCGTGCCTTCGGGCAGCAGTTCAGCGTCTGCGTCTTCCTGGATGGGGCCGCTGGTGATGGCCGGGCTGCGGCGCAGCGCAGTCAGAACCGCGTCCACCACAGCGTCATGCGTGTTCACGCCAGCTCCAGTTCCAGCAGCGTGGTGCCAGCCTCGAAGTGGTCAAGCCGGCCGCCCGGGGCCACCTTGTAGGCGCCGGACTCTTCCAGCAGCTGGTTGCCGTGGTAGACCACCACGGGCGTGCCTTCGTCAACGGGCACAGCAAGCTGGTCCGTGAGGCACGTGAAGGTGATGTCGCGGGCCCGGCCCGAAACACCACCCAGGTCTTGCACGGTGGGCGTGCGGGTGAAGATGCCCGGCAGCTGCACCGTGGCGTCGGCGCCGATGACTGCGCGTGCGTTGGCCGTGCGCTCCAGAGCCACGCGGTTGATGCGTGATTCCAGCCGCGCAAACGGCACAGCAGACGGTTGCAGCGACACCGGCGCCTCTTCTTCCGCTGGCTGCGTCAGATTTCGTTGATGACGACAGCCACGCTGGCAACACCGTTGCCTGCAGCTTCATAGGCCCAGCCGCACAGCGTGTTGCCGGCGGACGAGAGCGTGACGCGCAGGTTGGTGTTGTCCCAGTAGAGCAGCGCACCCTGGGTGACCACGTCGGTGCTCAGCTTGGGCAGCGTGTAGACGCCCTTGATGGCGAACGCGCCTTCGGTGCTGATGGCCACGTCGGCCAGGGCCACACCGATGCGCGTGCCAATGAGGGTGGCAGCGCCCGCCGCGCGGGCGGCCGCGGGCGTGTGCTGGATGGTTTGGCCGGGGGCCACAAAGTTCTTCATGATGGGTTCCTTCCGTCAGGTGGGGGTCTGGTCAGCCGTTGCGCTGCAGCGTCTTCCAGTCCAGCGCCTTGGCAGATGCGTCGATGCGGACCTTGAAGGTGGCGCCGTCGATGGACCAGCCGGCCTGCTGTTCCAGGGTGGGGGTCTGCACGCCGTCCAGGTAGTCCACGACCACGGTGTCGTTGACCTGGGGGTTGGCGGCGCCGTACCAGATGGAGGCGCTGGCGTCGTCCAGGCGGGCGTCAGAAATGACCTGCGCAATGCCGCGCACGCTGTTGGGCGTGGTGTTGTTGCGGGTGGCGGCGCCCACTTCGAATTCGCTGTTGATGGCCGTCTTGGCCACGCCTTCCAGGCTGACCGGGACGATGAGGTTGGCCATGCGGATGTTCAGCGAACCGGTGGTCTGGCCCACGTCCTTCTGGCGAGCCATGGCAACGCGCATGGCGTCGATGGTGGCTGTGGCGATGGCGCCAGCGCCCTGCAGGTTGTTGTGGCTGGCGTGGAACAGCGCAACGCCGTCTGCCATGTTGGCGTTGGCCGTGAGCACGGAGTAGGCCAGGTCACCCACGGTGCGGATGGCGGCGCGGCCCATCTTGCGCGGCAGGCGCGAGAAGGCGTCCATGTCGTCGTTGATGACGGCCTGGCGGCTGATGGTGAACATCTCGCCGTAGGTGGCCAGCACGCGCTGTTCGCGGCGCTCACCGATGGTGATGAACTTGTATTCAGCGCCCTCGCCCACCTTGCGCAGCGCGGGGAAGGAACCCAGGTCAACGGTGCTCTGGATCTTGAAGTCCGGCAGGCTGCCAGCGGTAGTCCACAGCTGGAAGGTTTCGTCGGCTTCCTCGTAGCCCTTCATCATGGCCTTATTGGCCACGTTGGCCAGCAGCAGCGGGAAGTCGCTGGTGCTGTGGGTGAACGCCTGGGCGATCATGCCCATCTTGTCGCCCGGGATGTCGCGCACACCGGCTTGCACCAGGCACGCACGCGCCACTTCGCCCAGCGTGTGGCCGCGGAAGGGGTTGGCGGTGTCGTTGGTGGCCAGGCCAGCGCGGATCATCAGCGCGGCCTTCATACCGGCGCGGCGCTTGTCGGTTTCGTCTTGGGTGGTGACCACGTAGTGGCCGCCGGCGGGGGTGGCGTCTTTGCCCATGGCTTCAAGGACCTTCAGCTTGGTGGCATCCACGGATGCGTTGATGTCGGCCAGCGCGGCGGCTTCGATTTCAGCCACGCCGTCCACCTTGCCGTGGAACGGCTTGAGGGCGGCGCGGATGTCGGCCTGACGCTGGTTTTCCGCACGGGCAGCGGCTTGCGCAGCGGCCTGGGCTTCGTTGGCGGCGGTGTTGTCGGGCGCCGCGGTGTTCTGGGGTTGGGGCATGTTTGCTCCTGGGGTTGATACGGCCGCGGCCGCGGGGTGAACTTGGTGTGCACCTGCCGGTGGCAGGTCTTGGGTACGGTTGGGCAGCCACGCAAAGCGCGTGGCGCTGGCGGCCACCGGCATGGCGGCCACTGCTTCGTCTGCCAGGCCTTCGGCCACGGCTTCGGCGGCGGTGAACCAGTGGTCCTTGCCGTCCAGCCAGGCCATGACCTCAGCTTCCGGCCGGCCCGTCTTGCGGGCGTAGCTGGCGGCCATGGATTCGGCCCACTTGTCCAGCATGTCGGCACTGGCGCGCAGTTCAACTGCGTTGCCCACCACAGCGCCCCAGGGGGCGTGCAGCATCATCTGGGCGTTTTCGGCAATCTCGACGCGGTCACCGGCCATGGCGATGAGGCTGGCGATGCTGGCGGCGATGCCGTCCACGCAGACGGTGACTTGAGCCGGGTGGCGCTTCAGCGCGTTGTAGATGGCGATGCCGTCCGACACGCTGCCACCGTAGCTGTTGACGCGCACGGTGATCTGCGCCGCGTCCAGGACCGCGATGTCCTTGACCAGATCCTTGGCGCTGATGGTTTCGCCCCACCAGCTGTCACCGATGTCGGCGTAGATCCAGATTTCGGCGGCGGCCGCGGCTTGCGCGACACCGGCGGCTGCAGCAACTGCGGCGGCCAGGGGCACGCGGCGGATGCTGTAGAACGGCTTGGTGCCGCTCATTCAGCGGCCCCGCTTGCAGGCATGGACTGGGTGTTCATGCCGCGCAGTCTGCGCAGCGGGGGGTGACATTCCCAGGGAGGGAATGTCAAAACGTGGCGGCTACACCCGGGCGCCAGCGATGCGGTACACCTGCCGCTCCGTGATGCCGTAGCGCCGGCCCACGTCCGCAGCGTTGCCCGTGCGCAGTTCGGCGCGGATGGCCTGGTCACGGCGCTGGCGGGCCATGCGCAGGGAAATGCGCTTGGCGGCCAGCAGTTCGTCGTCGCCCACGGTGGCCAGGGTGTCGATGCACAGGCGCGCCACCTCGGTGGCCTGGCGCTCGGTGTAGCCGTGCCGGCGGCGCAGGGACTCGCAGAGCTCCAGGAAGAGCAGCATGTTCTGCTCTTCCTCGGCCGCCGCGCTGGCTTGGGGTTGGGCTTGTAGCTCTTGGCATTCCAACAGGTCGGTGCTCATAGGCGGGAGTTCCATTCATCTGAGCCCACCGCAGCAGGCGCGCGGGCAATGCGGGGGCGGGCTTGGCGCGCAGGAGCGGCCAGCGGCGCAGGTTCGGCGGGGTCATCGGGCGCGGCGGCCAGCTGCGGCGGCGCGTCAGCGGCGGCAGGCGGCGGCAGGTCGAACAGATCCGGCTGCATGGCCTGCTCTGCGCGCACCCATTGGCGGTCGGTCCAGCGCGGGATGTCGTCCAGTTCGGCCAGGAACAGGCAGCCCACGGTGCAGTCCAGCGCTTCGTTGCGCACGCCTGACGGGCATTCCCAGCGGTGTTCCACGCCGCGGGGCGTGCGCACGGGGATGCGGTGTTCAGCCGTCAGACCCTTGAAGAAAGCGTCCGGCAGATCCGCCGCGAAGTGCATGCGGCCTGGGCCGCTGCCCTCCAGCTGCAGGCGGCCGTGGATGAGGTCCTTGGCGGTGTCGGTGCCGATGAACCACAGCGCCACGCCGCGGCGGGTCAGGCGGCCGTTGACCTTGACGTCCTGCAGCGTGCGGCGCGCCTTGATGGCCTTGCCCGGCTGGCTGTCGCCCTTGGTGGCGTGCACGTTGCGGGCCTTGTGCTTGCGCGCAAAGGCGTAGGCCTGGTGCGTTTGGTAGCCGCTGTCCACACCCAGCGCGCTGCAGGCCAGGCGCGTGCCGGTGGCGGTGGGGTAGGAAAG